ATGATGTTAGCTTTTATATCTAATGTTAATGAAGAGCATATTTTAAATGGTCAATATGATGGTAATGAAGAAGAAAGGGTTTTAGAAGCAGCTAAAATCTTATCTAATGCTCCACTTTATGTAGAAGAATTGCCAGATTTTTCTTTAAAAGATGTAGAAAATACAATTAAAAGAAATATTCGTGACCATGATGTATATTATATTTTTCATGACTATATTCATACAAGTTTAAAAATTCTTGAAGAAATAACGCGAAGAAGTGGCGGTATTAAATTGCGTGAAGATAATATTTTATTTATGTTATCTACACGATTAAAAGATATTTGTAATCAATATGGAGTGTTTATTATGTCAGCAACGCAGTTAAATGGTGATTTTGCCGAATCAAAAACTCCAGACCAAACATTACTGAGAGGTGCTAAAGCAATTGCCGATAAAATTGACGTGGGTGCGATTTTATTAAATGTAAAAGAAGAAGATATTCAAGCTTTAGAAACAATTTTAGCAACTAATGTTTTTGATAAACCCACAATTAAATTGTCTGTTTATAAAAATAGACGAGGACGTTATAAAGGTGTTTATTTATGGTGTAAAGCAGATTTGGGTTGTTGTAGAATTCAACCTATGTTTTGTACTTCATATGATTATGAATTAATAGATATGAAAGATATCAAAATTAAATTAGATGAAGAATCAGCTTTTGAATATAATGAATAAGAGAGGTAATAATTATGGAAAACAAGAATGCTTATTTTGAGTATAAGATGCCTGAAGAATTAGCTAAGGAACTTTTAAGAAGTCGTGATGGGCTTGATAAGAAAATGCGTCCTAATGAATATCTTTGTAAGGTAGTCAATGAGCAATATGGTCTTCTTAGACCTGTTACCCGCGTATTAACTTTTTAATGATAGTATTTGATAAGAATGAAATTAGAGATAATTTAACAATTCATAATATATATGATTTATTACAAGAATGGGGAGGAGAACCAGAATATTCAAATTTTGGCATTTTATCCTCCACCATTTGCCATAATTACCCCGGAGAAGGAAGTAGAAAATTATATTATTATGAAAATAGTAATTTATTTAAATGTTATACTGGTTGTGATGCTTATTTTGATATTTTTGAATTAGTTATAAAAATTATGAAAATTCAACATAATCAAGTATTTGATTTAAATGATGCTATTCGTTGGATTGCTCAAAAATTTGGTATTTCTGGTTCTATAGAAGAAGATAATCAATCTGATTTAGAAGATTGGAAATATTTTTCTAATTATGAACGAATTCAAGAAATTGAATTAAAAACTAATAATATTATTTTAAAAGAATATGATAATAATATTCTTGATAGATTTAATTATAATGTAATAATTAGTCCTTGGATTAAAGAAGGAATTAGTTTAGAGACAATGAAAAATGCTCGTATTGGTTATTATCCAGGAGGCGACCAAATCACGATTCCTCATTTTGATAAAGATAATAGATTCGTGGGGCTGCGCGGCCGCACACTTTGCGCCGATGATGCTGAACGATATGGAAAATATAGGCCAATTAAAGTTAATAAACAGTTATATAATCATCCTCTTGGAATGAATTTATACAATTTAAATCACAGTAAAGATAATATTAAAATTATGAAAAAAGCTATTGTGTTTGAAGGCGAAAAATCTAATCTTTTATATCGTTCTTATTTCGGTGAAGAAAATGATATTAGTGTTTCTTGTTGTGGTAGTAGTATTTCATCTTATCAAATTCAATTATTAATAGAAATGGGAGTGCAAGAAATTATTGTTGCTTTTGACAGACAATTTCAACAAATAGGCGATGATGAATTTAAACACTTAAAAAAGAATTTATTACAATTATATTCTAAATATAAGAATTTTGTAAATATTTCATTTATTTTTGATAAAAATATGATAACTAATTATAAAGCAAGTCCAATAGATGAAGGAATGGATAAATTTTTACAATTGTTTAAGGAGAGAATAATTTTATGAAAGGTATAGTTTGGGGAAATACATTTGAATATGCTTGTAATAAATTAACTGAAATTATAGACAGTTATGTACGATATTATGGTGAAAATATTATTGAAGATGTACAATGTAATAAATATAAATATGAAGTACATTTTACTAATGGCGATTACTGGATGGTAAAAAAAGCTACTGAATTAAGTCGTGGCGTTAAATGTAATATATCTTATATAGATAATAATATTCCAGTAGAAATAAGACATAATATCATTAGACCTAGTACAAGCGCTCCTCCTTTTACTGCTTATAATTTCTATTAAAATAGGAGTGATAAATATGGAATATAAGCTTATAGATTCATCTATTCCACAAAAAATAAAATTAACTGCGGTATAGAGAGTATTAACAAATAGAGGAATTCCTCTGGCAGAGGTATAGCATTACCTCAATACAACTGATAATGACATTTTATCTCCTTCTTTAATTAAAAATATTAATAATGGAGCTAAAATGCTTATTAAACATATAGCACAAAATGATGATATAATGATTCAAGTAGATAGTGATGCTGATGGCTTCACAAGCGCTGCCGCTCTTATAAACTATTTAAATTGTTTATTTCCATCTTTTGTGTCAAATCATATCTACTATAGATTACATACTGGAAAACAGCATGGTATAATTCCAGAAACTATTACTAATAACATTAAATTAGTTATTGCTCCAGATTCTAGTTCCAATAGCTATGATGAATGTAAAGAATTAAAATCTAAAAATATAGATGTATTAGTTATTGACCATCATGAAGCTGAATATGAATGTGAAGATGCCTGCGTAATTAATAATCAACTATGTGATTATCCTACAAAATCACTGTCTGGTGTTGGTATGGTTTATAAATTTTGTTCATATATTGATGAACTTTTAGATGTAGATTATGCTAATCAATTTCTTGATTTAGTTGCTCTTGGTATGGTAGCAGATATGATGGATTTACGAGATTTTGAAACTACACATTTAATTAGATGTGGTATTAAACAAGTTCGTAATCCATTTTTTAAAGGAATGGTAGATAAACAAGCCTTTTCATTAAAAGGTGAGTTAACACCATTCGGTATAGCTTTTTATATTGCTCCTTATGTCAACGCAACCATTCGGGTTGGCACGCAAAATGAAAAGCTAATTCTATTTGAATCTATGTTAGACCATTTAGGTTATAAAATGATTTCTTCAACTAAGCGTGGATGTCAAGGTCAAACAGAGACAAGGGTAGAACAAGCTTGTCGTAATTGCTCTAATATTAAAAATAGACAAACTAAAGCAAGAGACACGAGCTTGGAAATAATTGAAAATCTCATTCAAGAACAAAATCTTTTAAAAAATAAAATTTTAGTAATTCAATTACCAAAAAAATATTCTATTGATAAGAATTTAACAGGCTTAATCGCAAATCAATTAATGTCTAAATATCAAAAGCCAGTATTACTTTTAAATGAACAAGATGATAATTCTTGGGAAGGTTCTGGTAGAGGTTTAAGTAATTCTAAATTTGATAATTTTAGAGAATTTATTATATCAAGCCATCTTGACGAATTTGCGGAAGGTCATGCTCAAGCCTTTGGATGCGCTTTTACAAATGATAGAATTGATAAGTTTATTGAATATGCTAATGATAATTTAAAGGATTTTGAGTTTATCCCTAGTTATAAAGTTGATTATATTTTTAATCATAATGACATGAATGTTAATGATGTTTTAGAATTAGCCAACTTAAAAACAATTTGGGGTCAAGGAGTAGAAGAACCATTAATTGCGATTGAAAATATTAAAATTAATAATGAAAATTTAAAGTTAATGTCTGAAGATAAAAATCCTACTCTAAAGATTACACTTCCAAATGGGATGAGTTTAATTAAATTCAGGTCGTCTAAAGAAGAATATGAATCTTTATATTCTAATTTAGGTTGTGTAACAATTAATATCGTTGGCAAATGCGAGCGAAATATTTGGAATGGTATTGTAAGTCCGCAAATTATTATAGAAGATTACGAAATTACAGGAAAACAAACATACTATTTTTAAAACACGATAGACCTAATAGAAATATTAGGAGAAAAATTATGAAAAAATATATTATTGTATTCACTTTAACTTTATCTATTTTCTTTCACATAAATCCAAATACTACTTTAATTAAAGCTGATGAACCAATTATATTATCACCAGTTTCAACTTGTGTAGCTGATGTACCGGCTGAAGAATGTGAACCAGTATATTCAACAGAAAAAACTATTCCACATGAATATATTGAAACCGATGATTTAGAAATTTTAACAACAAAAATTTCTTACTATCAGGATAAAAAAGAAATTGCTCATCAAATGGCAGAAATGGCTCGGGCTCTTAGATATGAAGATAATCATTTAATTATTCAATTAGCCAAAAGAGAATGGGAAGAAGCACATGAATTATATACTAAATATACAAATGATTATAATTTCTGGTTAGAAAGAAAAACAGATTATCCAGTAGCAACAGAAATTTGGTTATATTTAAAAAATTTAGGATATAATAATTATGTAATTGCTGGTATTTTAGGAAATATAATGGCTGAAGTTGGAGGTAATACTTTAGATATTCAATATTGGCTATATGGTGGCAAAGTTCATTATGGAATGTGCCAATGGAATACCACATATTATAGTTCTATTGTGGGTGGAAGTTTACAAGAGCAATGTGATTTTTTAAGAGATACTATTGAATATGAAATTAATACTTTTGGGCGCGCTTATCAAAAAGATTTTTCATATGAAAAGTTTTTAGCATTACAAGATGCTCAAGAAGTAGCACTAGCTTTTGCTAAAAGTTATGAACGTTGCAATTCTGCTTATTATTCTGTAAGAAAAACAAATGCTTTAAAAGCATATGAATATTTTGTAAGGGAAGAATAAAATCTTCCCTTTTTGATTTTTATAAAAAAATATGATATAATATATATAGAAATAATAATAAGTGAGGGGTAAATATATTTATGATACAAACTCAAATAAAGCTTGGTGAAGATAATTTCACATGGTTTGAAAATCAATTTGAAGATAAATATAGAATTTCATTATATGAAGTTACAGATATAGTTAAAGCACTTGGTCGTTACGGTCGTATAGACACAATAGAAGATTAGGTGAGAAATTTAGATGCTAGGATTAATGATACTGAAAATAAATTGCTTACATATGACCATATAATGAATACTGTCTATTTAATGGAGGAAAAATTGCTCCGGCCGGTGTTGGAAGCTGAGACCGAGAAACCAAAAGAAAAAAGTGATTTAGAAATTTTTGAGCAAATTGATAAATGGTACGAAAATTTTATAAAGGAGTTTAACTTATGATTACAATAGAGGAAAAAGCATTAGAAAATTTATATAAAGATAGATTAGATTTTGGTTTTGATAGCATTTATTTTAGATATGCTATTCTCTGTGACGAAGTTGCTAGATTAAAAGCAGAGCGTAGTCATGATTATGAACAAGAACATAATCAAGCAGAAACTCAAAAAATGCACTTTTATAATTGTTTAGAACAATTAGTACATGCTCATGTAAATAATAAAGAGGATTAAAAA